TCGATGGCGGAGACGCTGGCGGCGAGAGTGGCCATGCCGAGCCAGAGGTGGTTTTGTGCGAGCGTGGGCCCAGCGGCTTTGAACAGGCGTAGTTTGTCGAGCGCAGTCAGCCGGCGGATGGCGATGCGGCGGCCCTCGCTGTCCTGCACGGTTTGGGTCTGCAGGACCGATGCGAGATGGCGAGTGGTTGGGGAGTCCATTGATCGGGCCCTGTGGCGTGTCGCGTGGAGCGGGATGCAGGCGGGGGCAGAGGTTTTCGGAGGATACGCGGTGATATTGGATGAGCGGACCTATCTGATCTGGCCGGCACATGTGCGGGAGTATCTGCGGATCTATGCCGAGGAGGGCATGGCGCTGCAGATGAGCCATCTTGGCGATCTCGTTGGCTGGTTCACGACGGATAGTGGCGGGCGGGTCAATGAAGTCGTGCACATGTGGCGGTTTGCCGATGCCGGCGATCGCGAACGGCGGCGGGCTGCGATGGAGGCGGATCCGGCCTGGTGGGCGTTTCGGGAGAAGACGTCGGGATTTGTGATCGAGATGCGGTCTCGAATCTTGCGGCCGACATCGTTCTCGCCGATGCGGTAAGCTAGACCCGGGTTCGAGTGGATGCGAAAAAATCGAGACGCTGCTTGACACTTTGGTCACCGCGCCACTGGCCGGCCTGGGTGAGTTTGAATACGACGGCGGCGTATTGGTAAGTGCTGGTGCTGCCGTCGACTTCGGAGATGTACTGGTAGAGCGTGCCAGTGGGGACACTGCTGCCGGCGATGAAGGCGGCTTCGACCTGGGCAATGAAATCATCGACAGCGGAGCTGCCGCGTTCGAGCTCGAACTGGCCTTCCCAGCCTTTGGGGAGTTCGGCGGCGAACTGCGTGCCGTCGATGCGGTCGATGCGGATGGCGGCGGTGAGTTGGCGGCTTTCGAAACCAGTAACGTGGGTGAGGTCGAGGCGGCCGAATGGGCCCATGACGACGAGTTGGCAGTCGCGGCCGACGTTGAAGGCGGTGCTGGTCATTGGATTGGTTCCTTATGCGCTCAGGGAGCCGGGGGTGCCGGGCAGCACCTGGCTCTGGACCTGGACGGTCTGGCCGCCTTCAATGTTAACGATGAACTTCTCGTTGATGGCCTGGTATTGCACCTGGGCGTCCGACTGGACGTAGCCGAGGCCGGTGCGGATGAGCGGGTTGTTGGTGGTGTCGCAGATAACACTGAACGGCAGAGAGCCGTCGGTGCTGCCGAGCAGGCCCTGGCTCAGCATGCCTTGCAGGAAGCTGAGCTGGGTGGAGCGAATGCGGCGGAACAAGGCGGCGTTTACGACCTGGCCGACGTATTGGCCCATGCCGGCCGACAGGGTTGCCGCGATGTAGTTGGTCATGCGGGTGTAGTTGTCGCCGTTGGTGGCAGCGTTGCTACTGGAATTGTGGCCGCCTCGGACGCCCCAGAAGGCGCCGCCGGGCTGCGGGTTGGCGATGACGTCGATGCCGGACTGCAGGAGCGCTCCGAGCTCGGCGGAGGAGTAGCAGGTGGACTGGGCGCTGCCGGGAGTGCCGGACTTCTGGCTGCCGATGACGCTGTAGAGCGGTTTGTTGAGACTGGACTGCTCGGGCGAAAGGTTGGCGAGGCGACCGATGACGAAGCCCTGCGGGCTGACGAGGCGCATGACGGCGTTGGTCTGGTCATTCCACCAGATCCAGTCGCCGAACATCAGTTTGCAGGCGTAGGTGTCGAGGCCGACGGCAGCCTTAACGGCGGTCGCGTTGGTGATGGTGTCGCCGGATGGAGTGACGAGGATCATGTAGACGCCTTCGGAGAGGCCGAAGGATGCCTGGGTTGTCCACTGCGTGCTGTCGTCGGCGTCGGCGAGGACGGCGAGCGAGCAGCCAAGACTGCGCAGGGCATACATGCCGGTGCGCGGCAATGTGTCCATGCCGATCAGGGTCACCGCGGTGATGGTGGCGGTGCCATCCGTGCCGCCGGAGAGCGTGCTGCCGGCTGTGTCGAGGGCTGGCGCCAGCGTGCCGAGGGTGGCGGTGACGAGTTGCGAAGGGCCGCGCATGGAGCCTTGGCCGTTGTTCACCGCGGCGACCATGCCCGCGTATATCTGAGCTGCAGTGCCAATAAAATTGTCAAACACTTCCGGCTGGAGGCCGGGCATTGAAAGGATGAGACGGTAGGAATTTGCCGCCGAACCGGTGGTGATCGTGCCGGTGACACGGTTGCCAAGAGTGCCGGTGTGCAAAGCCGTGAGTGCGAATGCAAAGTTGGGTGCTGTCACCCCGAAGGCCATTGAGGCCGCAGTGTCGGTGCCGTCGGTGACACGCACGCAGCGGAAATTTGCGGCACCCTGCTGGACAGCAACCGCCACGGCGGTGCCCATGTCGTATTTCCTTGGCATCAGCGGGCCGAAGGCGGTGGCGTAGTCGGCCATCGTTGAGCAAATCACCGGCTGACCGACCGGCCCCCAGCAGGAAGTGCCGACGATGCCGGCGACGTTTGTGGGGACACCGTTGATGACAAGGTTTTGCGGCGGCACGATCTGCACGTAGAGATCGGGAACCACGAGAGCAGTGGTGTTGATGTTGCCCTTTTGGACGATCGGCATGAATCAGGCCTCCTGGCTGTTGGGGGCGATGGGCGCCTGGATGCGGACGACTTTCTGAGCGTTGGGCGAGGCGAGGATGCCAGCGACTGTTGCGGGGTCGGCAACATGGTCGCCCTTGGCGTACGGACCGAAGGCCTGCACGACCACGAGATGAATGTTCATCGATATTCCTTCAACCGATGCGGGATCGGGTGGTGACGCCGTTGGGGGAGATCAGGCTGTTGCCGAAAATCATTGCGGGCAGCGGTGTGGTGATCGTCGTGGCATATTCGGCGGATAGCAGCAGGTCCCGACGGTAGAGGTTGGCGTTCTGGCTTTGATCGAAGACGCGGGTTCCGGTTTCGCACAGTCGTGCCGTCGTGCCGTCGGGCAAGGTGAGGAAGGTCTGCTGGCTAAGACCAGCGTCGATCAGGATGGCGGTCTGGTCGCGAATCGTGGGCGTGGGGCACCAGCAGGACAGGCGAATACCTTGTTGCTGGCGACGGGTTTCGGTTTGCGTCTGCTGGTCTGCGACGACGCGGCCGATGACGAGGCCGGCGTTTGGGATGGTGATGGACGTTCCGTTGAGCTGGACGATCCGCGATGCCCGCAGATAGGTGGCGAGGGTGGCCGCGACCTGTTCAGGGGTGTCTGACGCGACAGTGCGGTGGACGACGGCGGTGTTGTCGACCAGCAGGCCGGCGAGTTGCCCGAGTGCAGCCATGCCAGCGAAGGTTGCGGTGTTAGCGGTGACGCTGACCGTAAGGCTCGGCGTGATCGGTGCTGCGGCGGTTGGCGGATCAATGTAGCGGGTGGTGATGCGGTGTTGCGAGGGGTCTGGAAAGAGGCTGACGTTGATGACGCCAGCAGCGAGGTCAGCGTTGAGGGCTGTGGGATTCGGCCAGCCGCGGTAGATGCGAACGAGTGGGCCGAGCACGGACGGGGCGCTGATGCCTAGGGGGTAGACCAGGCCCGTCACCAGGGTGGCGATGGTGGTTTCGACGTCCGATTCATCGGCCATGCAAAGCGCGCCTTGTGGATTAGGTGGAGGTTTGGCGAGCGGTGAGACGGGTGCCGAGATCGGTGGTTTCGATCATGGCGACGACGCCGGTGCGGCCCTGGTCGTCGGTGAGGATGTCGTTCGTGCAGAGTTCAAGTTTGAGACTGGGCGGAAGCAGGACCTGCCAGGTGCCGGGATTGACCTCGGCCTCGATATTGGCGAGACCGGTTCCAGGGCCTGAGCTCGTCACGATGCTGGCGGGCCAGCCGCTCGCGAGGATGGCGTTGGTGGCGACGACGGCGCCGCCGTAGAGGTTGAGGCCGGCAGCTTGTGGCGACGGAGGACGCAGCAGGGAGATGATGCGCATCGTGCGGATACAGAGAACCGGGAGCATCGGTTGCTGGGCTGCGATATAAAACAGGGCGCCATCGTTGCGGCGGCGAAGGATATCGCCCGGGGTGGTGTAGGCGGCGTCAAAGATGCCCTCCCACATCGGATCCTGTTCCGGCACCGGGCGGTGAAGATGACCGCCGAGTGGTAGGAAGCCGGCGTTGAGGCGCAAGATTCGGTTGGCGGGACTGAGTGGGTCGTGCGCTCCGACCGGGCGCAACAGGTCGCAAGGCGCACCGATATGGAAGGCCGCGCGACCTGACCCGCGATAGATGCGGTCTTGTAGTTTGTGCGCGTCCATCAGACGACGAGCCTGATGCCGCCGTCGGTGAGACCGGGGCCTGGGGGAACGCCGAGAAAGCCACAGAGACGGCGGCGCCAATCGTCGAACAGCCTCGTTCGATCTGCGACTTCACGGGCATTTCGGACCCAGGCTGCGGCGCTGTCAGTGTCGAGCGTCGCGGAGGCGTCGGTGATGGCGCGTTCCAAACCGGAGAGCGTTCCGAGATAGGTACGCGAGACCTGTTCCTCGGAGCCCGACAGGCGTTGCAGGCGATATTCAAGCATGCCGTAGGCCTGGTAGAAGCGCCAGTTGCTGAAACCACCATTGCCGAGGCCGTAGGCGGGGTAGCCGGTGTGGCGACGCAGGTCGGTGAGTTCGCTGTCGGTGAATGCCATGATGCGGCCCCTGTTGCTGCGGTGCTAACCCCCTGCCCGCCCCTCTCCATCGTTGGGGAGGGGCTTTGCCGTGGCTAGCCCAGGTGCTCGATCAGAACGGCTCGCTTATAGTTCGAGTTGGTTGCCGTCGCGACGGTGGTTGGGTTGGTGGTGGTGTCGGACGGCGCGCAGAAGCCGCCGATCCAATACCAACTCTGGGCGATGATCTGCTGCAGGCGATCGATCGGTTCGCGGGTGACCATGGCGATGCCATCGATGACCGATATGAGGCTGTCCGATGGCGCGACATCGGCCTCGGCCATTCCGGCAAAGTCTCCTTCAATCAGCGCGCCCTGGCCGACCACGATGGGGCGGCGGATGAGGGCACCGTTCATGGTTGGATGCGCCTGCACATAGGCCTCGGTGGTGGGGATGAAGCGCAGCCCGAGGAAGTCGTTGACCATGCCGCGCTTGAACACCTGGTTCGCCGAGGTGGCGCCCGTGAAGAGCTGGCGGAAAGCAGAGTCGGAAAACAGCTGGCGGGCGCTCACGGGGTCAAGGTAACAGTTGTAAGCGCCTTCGATCTCGGGAACCGCATTGAGGCGGAGCTGGGCCACGGCGTTGAGCAAGGTGCTCATGTCGAGGATGTCGCCGGTGGTGATCGCCGTCGTGGTTGTTCGGCTGTTGGGCCGCATGATCGCGCTACCGGTCGCGGCGATGACCGCGTTGCCGATCGTTCCATCGGTGATCAAGACCGAGGTGCTGAAGGTCAACACGCCGGAGATGCCATTGGGAGCCCACGAGGTATTGCTGCTGTCGACGGTAACGCCGACGAGTGTGTAGGTGTTGGCACCGATGTTGACGGCGAGGCTCGCGGAGCCGCCGACAGGGGTCTGCACGCCATTGACGAAGGCGTACTGGAAGCCGCGGACGTCATCCACCGTCAGCGCCGGACTGGCTGCGGTGAGGGCGACGCGGACGCGGGTGTTGCCGCCGAAATACGGATTGAACAGGGCGTTGCGGGCGAGTTCGTCCAGCGAACGCGAGGCCTGCTCGCCGTTGATGGCGGCATTGAGCAGGAACTGGCTGGCGATGCCGACGCGCGAGGTGACCATGTTGAGGTCGGTGGTGGCGGCGTAGTGATTGAGCGTGATGGTGTATTGCTCGACGCCGAAAGTAGCCGGCGTCAGGCCGTTGTCGAGGTTGGTGTTGGTGGCGGGCGCCAAGGGCGTAGTCATCGAAGGCTTGAGGCCGGCTCGGGTCTTGGTGAGGGTCTCGCCGATGCCAACTGCAAAGTCCTGACGGTCGGCGCACATGCGGTAGCCGAGGCGGCTGGAGAGGGCGGCCTCGAACTCGCGATCGAGGAAACCCTGCTGGATGATCGGCTGCAGAGCCGTCGGGAAGTTCTGAATGCCCATGGGTCGGTCGTCCTTCGTGAGGATTGGAGGCGTTGATTGGCGTGGTCAAATCCGGCCGCGAGATGGATCAGCGACGCTTGATCATTTCGGCGCGCGCGGCCTGCCACTCAGTGTGCGACATGGCGGTGGCGCGCTTTGCGGTCGGAGGGGTGGTCGGTGGGACAGCGGCGGCAGAGGACGAGCTGACTGTCTGGAACAGCCATGGCTTGGCACGCCGAAGCTCGGTCATCAGTGCCTCGGCGTTTTCAATCTCGCCGTTTGCCCCGAGCTTGATGGAACCGGGATCGAGCAGTTTCAGGCCATCGAGATCGAGGATGCCGGCGCGCAGGGCATGAGATTTGAGTTCGGCTTGGGCAAGCCGATTTTTGAGGGTGGTTTCCTGATCGGCCAGGCGGCGCTCGAGTTCGGTGATACGTGGATCCAGGGGATCTTCGGGGGGGGACTGCTCGGTCATGAGGGCTTCGATTCGATACGGGCGCGTTCAGCTGAGATGTCCGGGATGGCGTAGACATCGGCGATGCTGCGCATAGCTGTTTCTGGGGAGAGCAGCTTTGCTGCAACGAGGGTTTGCAACGTCTGGGCGTCAGCAGCGTTGTCTGATGCATCAGGCGCGTACCACCTTGGCCATTTCAGACGAAGGCGGGCTGATGCGTCGAGCGGTGCGATCGGCTCGGCGTGGGTGGTGAGTGGGTAGACCACACTTGCCAGCATGATCATGCGGGCAATCTGCAGAATGGCGTTGCCGTAGCTGACACGCATGTTGTCGGCGAGGAAGATCAGGCCTTGGTTCATCATTTCCAGCGCGCGGCCGGATTGTGCGGTGGTGAGCCGGTCGGCGCTGGCGCGATTGCCATGCACGCCTTCGAGGGCCATTTCGCGAAGCGCCCTGACGTAGTCGATGACGGCGCCGGCGGCGGTGCCGTTGATTTCGAGCAGTCTGGCATCACCCTTCTCAGTGACGACGAGGGCGTTGCCGCCGCCGCGAACGAGTTCCCTTGCGTCGCCGGCGGGCTCGCGGATGAGCAGGGTCGGGTCGGAGCTGTATTTCAAACCGCGGCCGGCCTGGCTTAGTTGATAGTCTATCTCAATGGATGTCTCGATTGCAGGGCGAAAGGTGCAGGCACCGTCTATGCCGTCGGCGCCATCCGGGCCGCCAGGGAGGTTACGGATCCAAACGACGGGGACGAAGCCGAGGCCATGCGTGGTGGAGCGGCTTATGTCGATGGTGGGTGGCGTGTCGCTGGTGATCGGCCAGGGGGTGAACCAGATTTCCTTGGTGCGATCCCAGCTGCGCATGAACCAATAGACCGCGTCGGGATTAGCAATTTCGTAACCCATTCGGGCGAGGATTGCTCCGGAAACTTTGTATTTTTCGACGACGCTGGCAAGGGTGTCTGGTGCTTCAGCATCCCAGGTTGGGGTGAGGTAAATGCTTTCGATGACTTTTAGGAATATCCGGCTTTTGAGGA